CTAATTATTTATCGCGGCCATTGGGTTGTATAGTACCGCGGTTTCTAAATGTTCTGGCGCAAAGTGAGCATAACGCATTGTCATTTGAATATCACTGTGACCAAGGATGCGTTGCAATACCAGAATGTTGCCCCCGGACATCATAAAGTGAGCGGCAAAGGTATGGCGCAAAACATGTGTGAGCTGGCCAGCGGGTAACTTTATGTCTGTGGTGTTGATTGCGGCCATAAAGCGAAAATAGCACTCACTGAAAAGACGGTCTCCCTCTAACGCAACTAACTCGTCATGGAGTTCTTTGCTGATTGGCACACTGCGGTTCTTTTTACCTTTTGTTCTGACAAAGGTAATTTTGTGCGGGCTGACCTGCGAGCGGGTGAGTTTCTCCGCTTCATTCCATCGCGCCCCGGTGCTAAGACAAACTTTTACTACCATGGGCAAATCTGCCCGACCAAGACTACATGCGGCCAATAACGTTTTAATCTGCTCATGAGTGAGCCACGCCATCTCTTTTTCTGCCACGGCATACTTGCGCAGATTGTCTAATGGGTTCGGTAGATTCCATTCCCCTAATCTGGCCAACTCGCTAAACATACCACTCAAAAAACTTTGTTCCAGATTCACGGTGACCGGCTTTGCGCCTTTCTTCCATTTTTCAGAGAAGTAAATCTCGCCAGACAAACGTTTAGAGCGATAGTGAGCAAAATCTTTGCCACTCAAACTATGAGCAGGGGGATTACCCAACGCGGCAACTATCAATTCTAGTTTTTTATAAATTTTTTCACCGGCTTCCAGCGAACGACCATGCAGGTTGTACCAAAGTTCGGCAACCTCGCTTAACGTGCGGCGGTCTGGCGCATCACCCAACCAAGGCTTATTGTTCACCTGATCCATGGTGTAACGTTCAAAGGCTAAGGCTTCACCTTTCGTCGCAAACATTTTTCTCACCCGGCGACCTGTACGGCCAGCCGGGTAGCACTCACATAACCATTGGCCTGTTGCTTGTTTGCGTACTGACATTGAGAACCCCCTTTGAAGATAAGGAGGGTATTTAACTGTATGGATAGACAGTGGTCAATGTTTGATTTTTTGTTTCTAAACAGCATTTACTTCATTACTTAGTGATTTTTCTATTATCTCAATCACTAGGACACAATCTTTGAAATATTGAATAACGTTTGAAAATGATGCTGTTGGGTTCTGTCCATGCGAGAAAACATTTCTAGCTGTACAAAGGGAATTAAGGGAGTCTAATATTCGCTCTTTATGTTCATGAGCATTAATGTTTTTTTTGAAATTTTTCCCCCATTCTTTATCAAACCACCTTAAACTCTTCTCAATGTTACCGTAATTTGGATTCATAGAGCTGTTTCTAAATTTTTCATCAATAAAATTTTGTATCTGTGGAGGTACCCCATGATATTGATGATCTGAGATTACCGCTTTAAAAGAACACTCAATTGTTCCGCAAGCTTTGATGATTGAGTATTTTGTTAAATAAGATACGGGAGGATGAGTGCTACCCATCTGTTCAATCAAAGCAGTTATTTTTGTTAGCTCAACCCAACATGAAGTAATTAACTCTTCTGCTGTAGGATTACTGATATTGAATTCCATATAATTCCTTAAGAACTTTAAATATCCTACCTTGAATGTTCTCAATTAACATAGTCCCAGAAACTATATGATTTCTGAAGTCTGGATCTGTTAATAAATTAAACATTCTAGCTTCTAAATCAATTGTGTTAATAGGGCTTTTACTTTCCTTTGAGTAATTTAATGCTATTGCAGTTGCTATGTATACGGCATCAAAAACTGTCGGGTAAAATCTTCTTCTTATCTTTGGAGGTGTCGTCAATGTCACATTGAAAAATGCATTTTCGCCTATATTCTCTTGTATGAAATCTATTGTTGAGTTAAATTCAGATCTCAATTTAGCAATGCTTTCAGGTGAGTTTTTAATTTTACTACCCATGAATTCATTTAAGTGTTTTTTTAATGATATACTGCCGCCAGTATGTCTTAAAATATTTTCACTATTAAGGGATAATCCTCTAAGAATATATTCCATATCTCTCATTCTTGGATCTGGTTCTGCTGTTCCGAATAAAGAACGCCACTTAGTATTATTATTTACTTCTATTAGTAAAGAATTGAGAGAACCTTGGTATACGCAGTTTCTAATTTCTTGGGCCATTAGAGAACGCCCGCCGGTATTTATTCTTTCAAATATCTGGTATAAGCTAGTATCATTATCATTAGGTGCATTTTGTTCAAATATAATTGCATGAATAGTTGTGCTTCTAATTTTCTTTTGCTCTGCAACTGATAATTCACTAAATGCTTTTCCTCTCCATCTTTCATTTATTTTTGTACTATTTGATAATTTAAAAACTTTTCTGTCTTTTGACCAAATCCCTTTAACGAAATCATAAACTGTCATGATTCTCTGAAAACCATCAATAATCAATTTATCTTCTTGAACAGTATTGGCCAAAAAAATACTTGGGACAGGCAAACCAAGTAATAGAGAGTCAATAAACCGGCTAGCTTCTACTTTATCCCATACATAGTTTCTCTGAAGTTCTGGTTTCTGTAGTTCATTTTCATCATACATGGTGATTAATTCTCTAAAGGATAAATCAGCCCCCCAAGAATTTATATTGTAAATGTCATCATTAGAGTAAGAATCTTCTCTTTCCTCTTTTATTTCATCAATAGTGTCATTGTTATCTATTGGTTGATAATTGTTTTGCTCATCCATATCTATCCCTTTATTATCCTTTGTTTATTGATAGCGATATTTTCGCTCGCACATTAATGTCGCTTAAATAGCAATCAAAAGATATTTCATCTTTTAATACTCTAATCTTAGAACCAGGTATTCTAGCGATGTTTCTTACAGATATATCGCTATCAATATCAACAACCCACTTTCCATCCTGTACTTCATCGAACTTGCGGTCAGCAATATAGGTGACATCGCCATCAAGGATAACAACCGGGTCTTTCAATCCATCAGGCAAGAACGCCTTATCGAACATATAGAAATTTGAATCGTAGAGTTTACCGTCTAACAACTTTTGGCGCGGAATCTGCACGATATCAAGCTGTTTAGCATTTTCATACATCGCGCCCTCGCCAGTTGTTAACCAACGCAGTGATGCGCCAGTCTCTAAAGCACACTGAATCACGAGGTCTGCGGGAAAAGTATCACGTAGATAACGGTTGGCTAATGTACTGGCAGATATGCCTAATTGCTCACATAAAGCCTGCTTTGTACTGAAGCCATAAGCCTCCAGCATCCGGTCAATTGCCGCTTGGCCACCACGTCGAAGATCCATATTCATCTCGAAAAGTGAAGTTTATTGATTGACACTCACTTTTCGAGAGATTAAATTCATCTCGAAAAGTGAATAACCACCCGTTATTAATCTTTACTACCGCTCACCACAAGCGAATAGGGGATGTTGCATCATGAGACCTAATATTTCAATCACTCTTCTAACTCCTCACGTCACAGTTGAGAGATATGCCGAGTTAACCGGTTTGGATTCAGAAACAATCAAAGCGATGTTGGCCGATGGCCGTTTAACCCGTCATCGCCTCAGGAAAGATAAAGATATGAAGCGCGAAAAAGTCATGATCAACATGGCCGCACTTACCGTAGATGCTCTCTCGAATTGTGATATTGCAATCGCCTAGTTCGATATTGCGTTATTGGGAGGGTATCGACCATGTTTGATTTTCAGCTTTCTAAACACCCGCGCTTTGATATGTCATGCCGTGCTTTTGCTCGGAATAACAACTTAACGGTGGTTGCCGAGCAAATAGGTATGAAGCCGCAAATGCTGCGTAACAAACTTAACCCTGACCAGCCGCACCAGTTGAGCTGTATCGAACTGTTGACGCTCACTGACATTACCGAAGATCCAACGCTGTTAGATGGCTTGCTGTCTCAACTGCAATGTTTACCAGCGGTACCGGTTAATGAAGCTAATCCCGCTAATTTGCCTATTCATACCCTGAACGCTACGGCGGCAATCGGTGCTATTGCCGGTGAAACCGTCACCGCCGGGCCTATGACGCAATCCCGTAGAAACGCCATTCTTGACCGTGCGAATCAGGCCATTCGTGACCTGTCGCTGATTGTAGTATCGGTTGAAGCGCGTTTCCAATCCACGCCAGTTCTGGCCGCAGCGGTTGATTTTATCAGCGCTAGCGGGCTGGTTCCGGGCCTGAACTGAGAAACTTATGTATGAAAGTATTCGCTAACTACCTGAAACAACAATCACCCAGCCAACAATTAAACCATTTTGGCCACGGCTGGATTGAATTACCAAACGGCCAGCGCTGGCAACCTTGTACCAGCCGAGTGACGTTTCTAGGGGAATCACGTAAGCCCATTTTTAAAGGTAAACGCCGTCGGTGGTGGTTCTGTTTGATGGGTTTAAGGGGGTAACCATGTCGGCTAATAACAGTAAATGGTTGGCCATTGTTCGTAACAAAGTGACGGGCAGTCACAGCCGGGCAAGGGTGATATGGGAAAAACTCCCAGCACAGCACCGGGGGATTTTGCTCCATTCGGCGGGGATGAAGTCAGAGCACTGCCGGTATCTGTGGGACGATTTTTCCCGTGAAGAATTACACCAGTTGCAGCGAGGGATTCAGCGATTACGGGCGTTGGTAGATACATTTGGGCAAGTTGGTACGTTGGATTTTGTGAAAGAGAATAAGCGCAATCGGAAGCCGCAGCATCAACAGGTACCGGTAAAAAACTACGGCCCGGAAATGATTGCAGCCCAATCGATGGCCAATATGCATTACACCGATAATTAAGGAAACACGATGAAAGCAATATCAGTAGATAGAAACGGCCTGTTAGACGATTTTAGCCATTGGGGCGTGGCCCATAATTACGCGCAATTCTTCTTGGGTAAATGTCGTTTGGCGGGTAACAGCGTCGAATTACAGCCAATTATGTTTAATGACACCATTCATCTGACCAACCCACACCAATGGTTTTCTGCTCATGCTGCATTTTGGTGCCGGGCATACCGTGAGGCTGAATCAAATAGTGATCAGGTCGAAGCGCTGGCCTCTATTCGCGCCATTTATCATATGTCCGGCTGGCTGGGATTAGGCTCTTTAACCTGCATGATTAATAACTGGTGGAATAGAACCATTGAGATCCACGGCTTGACGCAAATTAACCACTCTTGTGCGTCAGCCAGTATTACCAAACAACTGCATTAATTAACCCAAAAACATAAATACCAACGGCCTCCCATCGGTGGCCGGGGATTTTTATTACCTAAATTCGGAGCAAACACCATGCATATGTACAAAACCGTAGGGCAGGAAATGAGTAGCAGGGCAGCGGCAGACTCCCGCCAACACGCACTAGACGTAGCCAGAAGAGAAGCCAAAGCCGATGCGGCTGTCAGCTTTTCCAGCCATTTAGACCGGCTGGCCACCCATGTGGCAAATGAAGGCTTTTCGTCAGCCGAGATTGTGGAACTGCTACGGCAGGAAGCTGAAAAGTTTAATCAACAAAGACTGGTTTCATAAACGAATAGAACAGCCCCAAGAGCCAGAATTTAGTCCAACGGGGTGTAACTGGGCATCTGGCCAAAAATACTATTTGGTGTTTTATCAACTTCAATTGGAGCTACCCATGCCGGAAGCAGACATCCAGAAATTAGCGAAGCTAGCTGCGAATTCCATTCAGCAGGAACTAAAAAAACAGATGTATTCATCGACAAATGAACTTTGTCATTCTGATAAAAGCGCACCGCATGTATCGAACACGAAGCCATCGAATATACATCTTGAAGTAATTCTTCCCACAGATAACCGTCAGCCCATTCGGGTATTTGAGAAGACAGGTGCATGCGATACACGTTTTCTAATGCGCTGCGAATTACTGCTTTCCATTCTGTGTATATCGGAGCAGTTGATGGTAGGTGCTGGCGCATCAGCTCGGCAAGACGTTCTCGATGATCTTTTGCAGGCGGCCAGCGGCGCTCTGAAAATGAACTGGAGGCTTCTTGAAGAGCGATCCCTCTATCAATCAATGCATGAGCGGAAACCATCTTAAGGTCATATTGCGGCGCGGTGTAGGAAGTCAGAAATCCAATTTGTTCTTGATAGTAGCCATTTGGGCCGTCAGCTAAAGAGTTTGGGTTATCCATCGTTCAGAATGTTTCCCGGAAAAAATTGAAAATGAGTCCCCACTATAACCAAAGCCTTATCCAGCGCCCAGTAAATGACTTTATGGACGGGGATATTTTATCCCTGTCTTTACCTTTTAATGGTGAGTTTAGCCGGGAGCCGGAGGGAGCGCGCCGCCCGCAAGATATCAGCATCACCGAAGATGAACTCTTTGTTCAGAACCCAACCGATCACCAATGGCGCAGCCAGTATTTAGGGGGAATGCCCCAATTTCTGGCCCGTTATTTTGGTGATCGCTATTCCAACCTGTACCAATCAAAAGGCCGTCGCCATGCCAATACATTCTTACGCACTACGGTGGGCGAGAATGTATTGCCACGTCTACAGATGGTTAACCGCCAGTATCAGCCGGTAATCAAAGAGCCCGGCTTTTTGCCGTGGCCCTTTGCCGATGATTTAGAACGCCTGCCATCGTTTGGCCGGGATGAGTTACGCAACCTGTCCCACCGGGTGGCTGATTTTATGTCTGAAAGTTTTACCGACTATATCGAACGCAATTTCACCGGGCAGAGCAGTGACCCACAAGAACTCTGGCAGCGCACCCAACGCGCTTATATCTGCCTTGTAAAACTCAGCAAGCAAGTGGGAACTGAACCGCCGTACTGGCGGGAATTCAATTCCAGCCGCAAGACAATCAACCCGCGAAAAATTGAATCTGGCCTACTGCGCATGATGGCACCGGATTGGTGGCGTGTGCGTTTAAAACGCCTGCGCGATGTGCGCCGTGAACATATGGCCATTGCGGTGGGGCAAGTACAGAAATCAGCGTCAGCCTATGTCAGCCGGTCAACCATGGCCGAATGGGTAGAGCAAAAACGGCGTAACCGGGAGTTTTTCAAAGCGTTTGAGCTGGAAAATCAGGACGGTGAACGGGTTTCGTTAGAAGACATGGTGAATGGCAGCAACGCCAATCCCGCAATACGGAGATGTGAACTGATGGTCAGAATGCGAGGTTTTGAAGATTTAGCCAATGAAATGGGCTGTGTGGGGGAGTTTTACACTATCACCGCGCCGTCTAAATATCATGCGGTCTATCACGGTGGCGGCTTTGTCACCAACTGGAATGGGGCCAGCCCACGTCAGACACAAAAATACTTATGCAGCGTATGGGCCAAATCTCGCGCCGCTATTGCCCGTGCCGGGATTAACGTCTTTGGTTTCCGGGTGGTAGAGCCGCATCACGATGGCACCCCACACTGGCATGTGTTGCTGTTTATGCTGCCGCAAGACGTTGATCAGGTGCGTGACATTCTCTGCTATTACGCCCGGCTGGAAGATTCAGAAACGTTACAAAGCCCCGAAGCACTGAAAGCCCGTTTCCATGCTGAACCCATTGATCCAGCTAAGGGCAGTGCAACCGGCTATATCGCGAAGTATATCTCAAAGAATATCGACGGTTACGCGCTCGACGAAGAAGCAGACGGTGAGACGGGCGGTAATGCGCGAGAGATGGCCAAAGCCGTTACCGCATGGGCCAGCCGTTGGCGTATCCGGCAGTTTCAGCAAATCGGTGGTGCGCCGGTCACTGTCTGGCGCGAGTTACGCCGCTTGCCCGGAGACGGACAAATACTACCGGATCAGGATATGGATAATGTGCGCTTTGCGGCGGATGTGGGCAACTGGTACGCCTACACCGAGTTTCAGGGCGGGCCGATGGTGAGCCGGGATTGTTTGACCGTGCGCCTGTCATATGAAATCACCGAAATGGGCAACATCTACGCCGAAGACGTTAAACGGGTTTTAGGTATCTATTCGCCGTTACTGGGGGAGGACTCCGCTGTCTGCACCCGTCTGGTTAAGTGGCAGATTGTGCCGAAGTTGGCCGAAAGCGCAGCGCAGGCCGAGGTTTTGGGTTTTTCTGGCGGCAACGCCGCCGCTAGGAGTTCTGTCAATAACTGTACGCCGGAGTCCCGGCAACGATTAACGCAGGAATTACGCAGTCGGGGTTTGATTGGTGATGAGCACGAAATCGCGATACTGGAACGGGGCAGTAGCCTAAAAGTTTACGGTGACCGCTCAGTAAGGCTAAATAATGGTCGGTTAGAAGAAGTAGCCCCACGGCCAGAACACCAGCGCTGGCCGGGCTGGAATTGATTTCGCTCATGAAATTCTGAGGAAACAGGCAGTTAGCTGTTTCCTATTTTCTTAATTTTATTATACTGTATATAAACACAGTATAAACATAATGAGTGGAGGGAGTCGTGACGGATTTATTTTTTGAATCTTTAGCGTTGCAGCGTATTGATTTGGTTGCAAGGTTGGTCACGAATAACCAGTGCAATGAAGAGGACAGGGATTTGGCATTAGTTTGGATTGCCGAAATGACTACCGCATTGACCATTGAACTGGATAAGCAGCAACAAAAAGGCCTCCATATTGGAGGCCAGTAGTCAGGCGGCTGATGCGCTACCTTGCAATAGGTTAAGCATCATTTGCCGCTGCTGTGGATTCATTGAATCGACAACGGTTTTAATCAGTTTATCCCCGGTTTTGGCGCTGGGGCTAATGGTATGTGAAAAGGTCACATTCATCACGAAAGTGTGACCACATTCCACATCATTACAGGCGCAATATAAATCTGAAATTTGCCGGTGTTTACGGTTGGTTTTCCGGATAATGGCCGCGCCACCGCATTCAGGGCATAAGACTTTCATCACTCGCATGTTTCTGGCTCCAAAAGTGGCGAACTTCTGGAATTTTAACGTGTTTCTGCTCATAACGCACCCGATTGTGTATCTTCAATGTCGAATTTAACGTGTAAATGCGCTGGTATCTGCGGGTCACTGTTGATAGCGTCCATAATCATGCGTTGCAGCGGAATAACTTCATCTTTTCGGTAGGTTGCCCGCGCCTTTTCCGGGTCACCCAATCCCGCGCTATTACTGGGAATAATCCCCGCCAGCCCTGCCGGGTAACGGTGGGCGGTCAAAATATCCTGCGCACTGATATTCTTGATATTGGCAAATTCATCTTTGGCGCTGATATCGCCAATTGGGATAAATTTAATCCCCTCCGGGTCACCTTTCGGGATGTTCACAAACAAGGTGCTGAAATTGCCGATCCCCTTGCTCTGTTCCAGACTTTTTATAATCTCGTCTTCCACTTCGGTGCTGAGATTCGGGTCATTGGTGTAGATAATTCCGCCTGTATGCGCCCCGTTGTGATAGTAGCGGCGGCGAAAAATAGTGGCTTCGGAGTTAAGCAAGGCGGCATGGATACCGCCGATATAATCGGGCAGGCCATAAACTTGCTGTTGCGGGTCATACTGTTTGAGGTAAATCACATCCTCCTGGCTATAAACCAGCGGCTCCCCTTTCTGCAAAATCACAATGCTGTCATCTTTACGCACTCGCAAATAAAGTGAGGGCAGCGGAGCCAACGCCACCACTTCATCCCAGCCGTTACGCACTTTGGCAATGGCCACATCACCAAAGGTCAGATAATCGAATACCCCGGCTTTCAGTTCCTCATGAGTCAGACCGCCACCGACATAATCAGCCGCCACCATATTACGCCGGGCATAGAGTACGCCGCCGTGCTGGCCATTGAGATTAACCAGTTGGGCAAGGGCCAGCCGGTCAATAGGCTGGCTGTAGTGGTCAAAATCATTGTCATACCAAATTTCCTGATAATCGGTACCGGTGGTTAAAACCGGTTCGGGTTTGCCCAAACTAATAATGCTCATTTTGCTGGCGGTATGGGTCACTGGGGCGCGGCGGTACTGTTTTTTCTTCTTCATGCGGCTTTGCTCGTCTTCCATGTGGATTTACGTTTATGCTCAAAGTTGAGCGGTTCGTTATCTATTGCGTGGGCAATGGCGAAAAACACATCGGCATGGCCAGTTTCTTTGGTACGGTCTGCAACAAAGGTCATGCCGCCGCCTTTGGCGGTACTGGTGCGACGAATGGCCAGAAATGACGCGGGGATTTCTTTGGCTTCGGCGTCCCATTCAATGCGCTGGCTTTCAATCACATCTACCATTTTCATCACCAGCCGGTTCTTACTTTCCAGCCCGTAGTGAATGGCCACAGCTTGGCGCATGGCAAAGTTCTGTACCAACTCAAATACGCCATTGCCGATACCGGTGATATCCACGCCGATGTAGGTCATGTTGTAGCGCTGAAACAGTTCTTTTATCTGGTTGGCCTGATAGTTAAAGTTCAGCCCTTGCCAGTAGAACGTGGCCAGCACCCGGAAGCGCTCCCCCTCAAATTGAGGCGGGGCAATAATGACAAAGGTTGAAGTATCACCGCTGCGGGCCGGGTCAAAGCCGCCCCATACTTCACGGTTGCCGAATGGCCGTGGCGCACTGAAATCATGGTCTTGCCACATCTCAATATCGACGCCGCATTTTTCCAGCATATGGAATTTAAATACGCTATCGCCGCTGTCCACAAACACACACATATAGAGCATGTTAAAGGTGTCGCGGTTGTACTTATTGCGCAGGCGCTCGATATTGGCCAGATTAAAACCGCCGTCTATCGCGTCTTCTAACGTAATGACATAGCGCCACTGGCCATCCGGGCAGAGTCGCCCGCCATCGCGGTACTCGTCGAATTCAGGGAACGTGATTTTGCTGCGCTGTTTGTCGCCTTGCTTCCACTCATCACCCGTCCAGAACGGATAGCCCTGATGAGTCTTGGCGCTGGGTGTGGAGAAATAGGTGGTGCGCCATTTATCATGGGTGGCCATGGCACTGGCCACTTCATTTAATTTGGCAAAATTCGGTACCCATAAATATTCGTCGCAATACAGATGGCCGCTGTAGGATTGGGCGGTGTTCTTGTTGGTAGACAAGAAACGCAACTCCGCGCCGTTACTGAGGCGTATCGGGTTACCGGTCAGTGTTACCCCAAAGAACTGCTGCGCGATATTGACGATATACGAGCGGAATACTTCGGCCTGCGCACGGGAAGCAGACAGGAATATTTGCGGGTCACCGCTCATGATCGCGTCTTCCAGTGCTTCAAAGGCGAAATACCACGTTGCCCCAATCTGGCGGCTTTTCAGAATATTACGGATAGCGTGGTGTTTATTGGCCCGCAGGTATTGCTGATAGAAAAACAGCGTTTCCCCGGCAAACAGTTCCAGCTCTTCCTGTTGAATGCCTGAAATATCATTTTTACGGTATTTGCGTTTTCCGCTGCCATTATTATCACGCGCGCCAGCTTCTTCACCGCTGGCATAACTGTCTTGTGTCTGTGTTTTAATCGCCGCGAGTTTTTCAGCGTGTTTGCTTTTCTGCGCCATTAATTTGCAGTGTTGGGCAATTAGGCTATCGACTTCTTTTAATTCCAGCTCGTTTTTATTATCGCGATTAGCCAGTACCAATATGCGGCGATTGATTGCCTCCTCAATACTTTCATGACTGAGCATGTCAGCCCAATGCCATTTTTGTGCCCAATAGTAAATAATCCGCGCATTCGGCAGATTTAATTCGTTGGCGATTTCTTTCGGTGTCCACCTTTGCAAATAAAGTGAACGCGCCACACCGATAATAGTTTGAGAGTGTTTAGCCATGAATGTAATTATGCGGGCTTTATTGAGGATAAACGTTATTAATAAATCGGTTTTATTCGGTTAAAGGGTTATATCCGAATCGAGCCGAAATAGGATGAGTGCGTCCATTAAAATAATCCGCAATACTGCCTGTCTCGAATCAAACACAATATTTAAAAGTAGGATTATGTCTAATTCACATTTAATGACTGACTGGATTTGTGTTTGCGCTGAGGGGGAAACAGTTGATGGGCGTGAAATTAAACGAAAATGGATCACTGACGCCGCAGAAACCTATAACCCGCAATTGTATACCGCATTGTTGTGGCCTGAGCATTCCCGCAATTTTGGGAATATGGGGCAGGTACTGGAATTAATGAGTGAGGAAGACGGTGAGGGCATCTTACGACTTTACGCCCGACTCTGTCCTAACCTCTCTTTAATGCAGGCCAATGTGGCTGGGCAACTGATTTTCTGTTCTGCTGAGTTTACGCCTGACGGCAACTTTCGAGGAACGGGGAAAAGTTATCTGGAAGGGTTAGGGGTGACAGATGAACCCGCCAGTGTTTACACCGAAAGAATGCGTTTTAACAGCCGTAATAAAAACAAACGTTATGGTGCGCTAAAGCCATTAGTTATTGATAAAGTCACACCGATTAAAGAGGCTAGAGAAATGGCAACAAATAAAAATAAAAGTAAATGGCGCAGTCTGTTTAATATTCAGGACGAGGAACAGCCTGGCGAGGAAACAGCGCCAGACGATAAGATTCAAGTATTAGCACAGGCGGTTGCCGATTTAGAAGCACAGGTATTGATACTAAAAAATAAAGCAGAGGCGACAGATACAGCTGTAGAAGATGTTGTTGCGGATGTTGAAGTGGTAAAAGAAGTGGTCGATACCGAAGACTTTGCAAAATTGCGCGATAACTTACCGGGTATTATTAAAAATTTTGGCAAGCTGGAAAATAAAGTGACTAAATTGCCGAATAAATTTTCTAAAGGTGAGGGTAAAAAGCCGTTTAGCTTCCTTTGAATCGCCAGTTACTTTTTATTTATTTTAATTTCACCGTAATGGTGGGGGATAGTTATGTTTTTAAATCAACGGGCGCGTGAATTTCTTGCAAATTATAGCGCCGGTTTAGCGAGTGAATATGGGGTTAATGATCCATCACGATATTTCGCATTAACCGATCCAAAAGAAACGGCCATGCGTTCAGCCTTGCTGGAAAGAGCCGATTTTCTTTCCATGATTACATGCGCTGATGTAGACCAGTTGCAGGGGCAGGTAGTTTCTGTGGGTAATCCGGGCATTTTTACCGGGCGTAAAGAGGGGGGCCGTTTTATTCGTGAAACCAATGTTGACGGCAATGAATATAAATTGGTTAAAACCGATTCAGGTGCCGCTCTAACGTGGGATTTACTGTCTATTTGGGCCAATGCGGGGGATGAAAATGAATTTTTCCAGCGTATGCAGGACTTCACCAACGAATCATTCGCACTGGATATGATTCGAATCGGTTGGAATGGTAAGACGGCTGAAAAGTCTACTGACCCCATCAAGTTCCCTAACGGGGAAGATGTCAATATCGGCTGGCATGAGATTGTCCGTAAACATAACAAGGGTAATCAAATCATTTCGACACCAGTCACGCTGGATGAAAAGGGTGATTACAAATCATTGGATGCGATGGCCTCTGATCTGATTAACGACAAAATTCCGCAGCAATTCCGTAATGACCCGCGTTTAGTGGTGTTGGTTGGGGCTGATTTGGTGGCGGCAGAGCAGTATCGCTTGTATCAAAAAGCAGACCGACCAACAGAAAAAATCGCTGCGCAGATGCTATCTGATTCAATCGCCGGACGTCCGGCAATGGTACCGCCGTTTATGCCGGGTAAACGCATGGTAGTAACGATGCTGAGTAACCTGCATATCTACACCCAGCGCAATACTCGCCAGCGTAAAGCGGAGTTTGTGGAAGACCGCACTCAGTACGAAAACAAATACCTGCGTAACGAGGGTTATGCCATTGAGTACCCCGAAATGTATGCCGCTTTTGATGAGTCGGCGGTGACTATCGGCGAAATTCAGGAACCAAGCAACCCGCCAGCCGGGGAGTAAGAGGGCATTATGGCGTTATCACCTGCACAGCGTCACTCAGCAATGATCGCGGCTAAACGCAAACTGGATGACCACCAGTCATTGACCGGTTCTGCCAGTATGCACCTGCAAAAGATGGCCATTGATAATGATGCCCAACGGCTGCACGGGCTGACTCTGGCTGAGAAAGTGCAGTTGAAACGCCGGGAACTGCTGCCCCGCTGGTTACCCAGTGTGGAAACCTATCTGTCGGCGGGTGAGGTTTACAGCAATCCAGTATTCACTTACTGCATTGCCTGGCTGTTTGATGTCGGGGACTTTGATCAGGCGTTGGACTGGGCAGATATTGCGATAGAGCAGCGACAGATTACGCCTTTTGGTAAGCGGCGCAGCATTTCTCACTTTGTGGCCGATAGCATGCTGGCGTGGTCTGAGGCCAGCATGGACGCGGGCCAGAGCATTGAGCCGTATTTCTCGCGGGTATTTGAGAACGTGCGCGATAACTGGCGTATCCCGGAGCAGGCCAGTGCCAAGTGGTTCAAATTTGCCGGGCTGATGCTGCTGCGTAATGACAAGGGCGAGCCGTTACCGAGTGCCATACAGGATGTGGTCACGTTGCAACAGGCTGATGCGCTACTGGCACAAGCCAATACATTCCATTCGGGGTGTGGCGTCAAAACCCATCGGCAACGGATTGCCGCCCGGTTACGGGTGCTAGAGAAAGAACAATAACGACTACCGAGAGCCAAAGCGGGCGCGGTGGAGGCTGCAACATTCGTTCGCAGGCCGTGGAAACCGGCCTGCCCGCTTTTTTCGGGAGCTGTATGTTTAACGGAAAAGAAATTGATTATCAGGATGTTGAGCTGACCAATGACGGATTTTGGCCAGACCTCAATCTGAGCGAGTTTCAGCGTAACCGCAGTATTCCGGCTGATATTGATGCCGATACGCAAGCCGATGCGTTGCTGGCCAGCGTGGCAGAGGTGAATTTAGACCTGCGCCAGTTAGCGGCGGGTTATGTGGCCAAGGGATACCAACAGGCTATCGATGTGCCGGGCGTGGCGATGAACGGGCAAACGGCACTGATTAGCCAGTATAAAAAGGCGGTCTTTGCCCGTGCCAAAGCTGATTTACTGGGGGAGTATTCGACGCAGTTTAGCCGGGTACCCAATTCCGGGCAGGAAAACCCCGAAACCCGCAGCCGTTTGCTGGCAGAGGCCAGCACGGTACTGCGCAATATGAAAGGTGTGGGCCGCTGCACCGTGAGGCAGATATGAGCCAATTACAGTCATTAACCGCCTTTGTGCAGGGCAATTTACCGCAGCGGCTGCGCAAGCTGGAATTTAACAGCGACATGGACGAGTTGCGCTTTATTCCGGCACAGCGGGATTTAGGGCTGGATCAGTATCAACTGGCGTTAATGCAGTTTGATGCGGTACTGAGTTGGGGCCGCTTCCCTTACCGTGATTATGACCCGCGCAATCTGTGCGCTTTGTTGCTGGTGTGGATGATTGAGAATGCCCCTGACCACGGCCCAGAGCCGGAATTGCCCAGTATTGATATCGATGTGATCGACGGTAAAACCGCCATGGTGGTTGTATCGATGGGACTCACGGAATCACTGAGCATTAAGAAAGATGAGGCCGGGGATATTCCCTTTCAGGGCGCTAAATGGCGACTGACTGATCCGGAGTTATGGCTGGCTACCGAGGGCGCGATATTTGGCGCAGATGCGCAGGGTGCGCCGATTGGTGAACACTGATGATTATCAACGGTGAGCTGAGTAAAAAACAGTTAACCGAGCTGCAACAGGCACTTAAACGGCTGGAGTTACCGCCGCCAAAGCGCCAACGGTTGTTATGGCGGCTGGCCAAGTACGGGGTGATTGTTGCGGCCAAGCGCAATGTGCGTAACCAGCAATCACCGGATGGCACCCCGTGGCAGGGACGGCAGACCAACCAGCGCGGCAAGATGCTGCGCAACATGCCGAAATTGCTGCATATCCGTGAAATGCCGGAGATTAGCGCGGTCAGACTGTATTTGCAGGGCGGTGGCTATCGCAACGGTGAAAAACCGGTACCGGCGGGCGTGGTGGGATATGGCCAGCAAAATGGCATGCACGTGACCATTAACCGCAGCGCGGTGGCCAAAACGGTACCTCCGGAGCGGCCCGCCACCATTAAGCAGGCTAAGAAATTGCGGGCCTTGGGCTACCGGGTGAAAAAGGGTAAGCGCTGGCGCAAGCCACCTTACAAAGAAATTGTAGAAAACATGCGTTTCGCCCAAGCGGGTTTGCTGATTAAAAAACTGAGTGGCAAGGCGGCTAAATCAGCGTGGCCAGTGGACGTCCCGGCGCGTGAGTTCTTGGGCATGAGCGACGACGATTTTAACAAAGCATTAGCGCGTCAGTTACAGGCCATCGGGTTTGGCTGGGACGTCAAAGCACAGGATATGAAGAGGTAACGATGAGTTGGCCACAAGTCAATATTGACCAAAAAAACCAGCTACAGGGCGAAACCAAAGAGATTGAACGGGCCGTGCTGTACATCGGTACCGGCAAGGTTAACACCGGAAAAACGCTGGCCGTGAACACGCAGACCGATTTTGATGTATTGCTGGGAACGGACGCCAGCGCGATAAAAAGCTGCACTACGGCGGCGATGCTCAATGCGGGCCAGAACTGGAACGGTTTTGTGCATGTGCTGGCAGAGCCCGCGAAAGATGCCGAACTTGATCCACTGGCATGGGTGGAGGCCGTCAGAGCCGCCCAATTGGTGGCCAGTGTTGAGGGCGTAGTGGTGGTGTTACCCACCGATAAAGCCACCCTCACCGCCGCCGCCAGCTTGCGGGCTGAATTGCTGGCCAAGTTTGGCCGCTGGGTGTGGTTTGTGCTGGCCGTTGATGGCCCGCAGGCTGATGAGGGCTGGCCGGAGTATTTAGCCCGTCTGGCAGCATTACAACAGGGTGTTGCCGCGTCTGCGGTGCAACTGGTGCCACGGTTATGGGGCAATGAACCGGGGGTGTTGGCCGGGCGTCTGTGTAACCGCGCCGTGACCATTGCTGACAGTCCGGCCCGCGTGGCCACTGGCCCGCTTCTGGACATGGGCAGCGATGCGCAACCGGTGGACGGTAAAGGCGTGGCGCTGGATTTAGCTACATTGCAAGCGCTGGAAACCCTGCGCTACAGCGTCCCGATGTGGTACCCGGACTATGACGGCATGTACTGGTCAGACGGCCGTACACTGGATGTGGAGGGCGGGGATTATCAGGCAATTGAGAGTCTGCGCATTGTCGATAAAGCGGCCCGCCGTATTCGCTTGCAGGCGATTGCCAAGATTGCAGATCGTTCGCTCAACAGTACCCCCGGCAGCATTGCCGCGCACAAAACCTATTTTTCCAAGGTGCTGCGCGAAATGGCCCGCAGTACGCAGATTAACGGCATTACATTCCCCGGTGAGGTTAAACCGCCGAAAGAGGGTGATGTGGTGATTACGTGGCGCACTGCCACAAAAGTTGAGATTTATATTGTGGTTCGCCCGTATGAATGCCCGAAAGGTATCACTGTCAGTCTGATGTTGGATACCGCGCTGGAGGATAGCCAATGAGTACCCGTATTTCTGGTCAGTCGGTTGATGTGAATATGGACGGTGACCTGATCCATGTGGAAAAAATGGGGCTGACTATTACCGACAATAGCGGTCCGGCACAAACCAATGGCGTGCCGGATGGGGATGTGAAAGGCGATGTTGGCGGTGAGGGGGATATTGAAGTCAGTACCAAGGTGCTGCAACAGTTGACCGCCAAAGCCTCACGCGCCGGTTCATGGCGCGGTATCCCGCCGTTTGACGTGTTGTTCTACGCCAAGGCTGGGGACGAAGAGTTAAAGGTGGAAGTGTTCGGCGTGAAATTGAAGTTTGATTCCATTCTGGATGTTGACCCGAAAGGCGGCGCGGTACTGACCCACAAAATTAAGTATTTCATTACCAGCCCGGATTTTGTGCGTATTAACGGCATTCCTTATTTGGAATCGGAAGCCACGCGCAATCTGATCGGCTAGGGGGCAAGGATGCAGGAACATGAAAAAGCCATTATTTCATTAGGGGTTATCGGTGCCTTACTGGCTTTAGGCAAGATTCTGGCCAGCGATGAGCCGATCACCGCCCGGCTGTTTATTGGTCGCGTTATTTTGGGTTCGGGTACTTCAATGGCGGCAGCGGCGGCACTGGTCTGGGTGCCGGGATTGTCCCCGCTGGCCATCAATGGATTGGGGGCGGCGCTGGGTATTGCCGGTTATCAGGCGGTTGAAGTGTGGTTGCGCCGCCGGGGCAGCAGTTTGCTAAAGGGAAAGAAATCATGACATTAAGTGAGAAACAGCAGTTATTTACCCAACTGATTGCGCAGTTGATTAGTTGGGCCGGGGAACGGGGCTACCGTCTGACCTTTGGCGAGGCTTACCGCACCCCGGAGCAAGCCAAACTGAATGCCAAAGCGGGAACCGGTATCAGCAACAGTCTGCATACCTCGCGGCTGGCAGTGGATTTTAATCTGTTTATCAACGGGGTGTATCAGACCAAAACCGAAGCTTACACCCCTTTGGGTGAATACTGGGAAAAGTTGGGCGGCAGTTGGGGTGGGCGTTTTAAATCCAATCCCGATGGCAACCATTTCAGCCTTGAGCATAACGGGGTTCGCTGATGGCCAAGATATTGGCGCTGATTGCAGCGGCATTTGTTGCCGGGTGGTATCTCAATGATTTGCAGCATGATCGCCTTGAACTGAGTATTACCCGCGCAGCCAACACAGCGGCAGAAAAAGGCCGGACAATTTCGGAGGGCATAGCCAGTGATTCATCCCGGCAACTGGAAGATAAGCTGGAAGCGTTGCGCCAGCAGGGGGATAAATACCAACCGGTTATTCATACGGAAATTATTAAGCCGGTGTTTACTAACGTGTGTGCTACTGATGAATATGTCCGGCTGTTCAACGAAAGTAGTGATGCCGCTGAACGTGCCCTATCAGGAAAATCAGCTGACTAAATGCAGCACCCTATTACCCCGATTAACCGGCACGACCGGTAATGATTTTGATAACGCATTACGCGCCTATCGCAGTATTTATACTTTATGCGCGGCGCGACACAATCAACTGATTAATGAAATATATCTGAGACAAGGAAATAAATAACATGGCTGACAAAAGCAAGATTGTATTAGTGGTAGGTGGCGTTGAACTTATTTTCGAACCGAATACTACCGCTTATAACGGTTTTATTAATGAAGTGGGGATGGAAAATAAAATTGCCCCGGCATTTAAATACCTGCGCCGTATTATCAGTAAAGAAACCAAAGAAGCCTTGGACGAGATTTTAAAAGCCCCGGGTGCGGCGCTGCAATTAATTGAAAAGGTCAATAAGGTTTACGCGCCAGAGCTGGAAATCGAAGTAAAAAACTAACCCAACGGTTACGGGCGATTGAAAATAATTCTATTGAGCAGTTTCTTATTCTGCGCCGTCATTATCTGCCACATGAAAATGACGATATAGAAAGTCTGGCCCGTGCCGTTTGGCTGGATAACCGTTATTGGGAAAATACCCGAATATCAACCGCCAATGGTATTGGCTTGGCATTTAAAGGCGATTAATGAAACACCTCGATTTTACTTTAAGCATGATTGATAAAATCACGCGCCCATTAAAGCAGGTGCAATCCTCTGTGAAAGGGTTCGCGGATTCATCACAGGCCGCTTTCGGTAAAATCGCGGTGGGGGGTGCCGCATTATTTGGTGTGGTGCAGGGGATTAAGGGCGCACTGGGGCCTGCGGCTGAATTTGCCGGGGTGCTCAATGAAGCTAGCGCCAAGGGGGTGAGTGATAGCGCCTTGCAAAAGATGAGCACTGACGCCCTGAAATTCAGTATGCAGTATGGGCGCAGCGCGGTGGATGTGGTGCGCTCAAGTGCGGATGTGCGCAGTGCCATTGGCACGCTGTCTGACCGTGATTTGCCCCGTTTTACGCTAGCCACCAATGTGCTGGCCGCAGGCATGAAAACCACCGGTAGCGAAGCCGCCGCCTACATGGGGCAAATGTATAACCAGTTTGACGGCTACGCAGACCGCATAGGCAAAGTGAAGTTTGCCGAAGAGGTAGCCGGTAAAACGGCGTACATGGTGCAGGCCTTTGGCGTCAATATGCAGACTATGGCTGACTTGATGCAGGGTTCCAAGGGGGTTGGCGCTAACTATGGCGTGGGCATGGATGAACAATTTGCCGTGTTGGGCCAGTTGCAAAAAACCTTGGGAACCGAAGCCAGCGGTAGCTATGAAACATTCATGAAAGGGGCTGCGTCCGGGGCCAAAACCCTTGGCCTGAGTTTTGTGAATGCTTCCGGCCAGATGCTGACCATGCCGCAAATGCTGGAAAAATTACAGGGGCGTTATGGGAAAACCATTGAGGGCAATTTAAAGGCACAGGCCGAGCTGGATAAAGCCTTTGGTGACGGGGCCAACGTCATTAAACAGCTTTATGGCAATGTCGATTTGCTGAAACGCAATATTACTGAGTTGGGCAGTAATGACGGCATGAAACGGGCCGGTGAGATGGCCAAGAAAATGGCTGATCCGTGGGAACGGCTGATGGCTATCTGGACAGGGATGCGGGTCATTTTGGGTTTAACCCTGTTACCGGTGCTGTATCCGATCATGAACAGGGTGTCTGAAATCGGCGAGAAATTCGCCCGCTGGATGCAGTTATTCCCCAATATCGCCCGGTTGATCGGCTATGCCATGTTGGCGCTGCTGAGTTTTGCCGCCGCCGGTGCCGTGGCCAATATGGTTGTGGGGATCAGCATGTTTATCTGGATGGGGCTAAAACTGCTGTGGGGTGCATTGTGTGCGGTAACCCAAATCCACACCGCTGCTATCTGGCTGTATAACAAGGCGATTATCGCCGCTAATGCCACCATGCGCATTATGCGCGGGGTCTTGTTGGCAGTGCGGATGGCGGCAATCTCTGCCGGGATTTCATTTAGTTTTCTGACGTGGCCAGTGTTGTTAGTGATTGTGGCCATTGCCGCACTGGCGGCGGGCATTTACTACCTGATTAAGTATTGGGATGAGATAACCGCGGCCATTGCTGATACCGCCGCTTTCCAGTGGCTATCAGAAGTAGTGACCGCCGTCGGGGGCGTGTTCAGCGGGGTATGGCAGGGCATTGTGGCCGGATGGCAATGGCTGGTATCGGCTATTACGGGGTTGTCGCCGTTGGCCGGGTTCAGTGCTATGGCTGACAGCATCGGTAATGTGTTCAGTGGATTATGGGACTGGCTGAAAAGTACCTTTGCCGAAACCTATAATTGGATCATCGATAAGCTGAATTATATTCCCGGCGTCAGTATTGAGGCGAAAACAATTGGGGCTGATCCGATGATGGCCCCGGCTTATAAAATGGCTTCACCTGTGGATAATCCGATAATGGCCCCGGCCTATAAAATGGTTTCCCCTATGGATAATCCGATGATGGCCCCGGCCTTTAAAATGGCTCCCCCTGTGGATAATCCGATGATATCCCCAGCGTATCAAATGCCATTACCCGCTGATAACCCGCTTAATTCAGCCAATAACTTATTAACAGGTGGCCAGATGCGGAATATTGAAAAAGGCGGAATTAATAAAGAAATTAATGATAATTCAAAATCGGTCACGGATAACAGCAAACGCATTGAGAATGTACATATTAGTATGCCGGGTGGCATGACGCCGGGTGATTTAATGGAATGGCAGGAATTAAATTAATGACGGAATTAATGTATATCGACCTGCTGATAAAAGACGGCGACTTTGTATTAAATACCGGTAATGAGCCAATATTGTGTAATAACCGGATTAGCATTGGTCAGGATTGTATCCATGCCATTATTGAAAGTGGCTTAACCACCCAATTAATTGCTGAACGTAGCCCGACATTACGCGCTGATGTTATCACCCAATTAATTATGTTGATTGAAGATGATGAACGCATTATTCCCGGCACGGTGTTAGTGAATGAAGAAAGCGCTACCCGGCTATGGGTCACGGCGGATACCTACGATTTCGGCCCCATTACGGTAAGTGCGGATTATGAATAATAAGCCTGAAATAGATTACGAACAGGTATTAAAAGACAGCGGGATGCCGACCACTGAAACAGATATTCGGCTGAAATTTGACGAGCTGGTAGAAGAAGAGGGGTTAATTACCAATACCTCCGGCATGTCACCGTTCTGGCGGCTGATTAAAACCATTGTCACCCGCCCGGTGCTGTGGCTCAACGAGGTGTTAATCAATACCGTGCTGGCCAATATGTATCTGGCCACTGCCAGCGGCTCTTTTTTGGATGTGTTTGGCTGGGGCGTCAATGCCAGTCGTAAACCGGCCACCGCTGCACAGGGCATGATCCGCTTCTATAAATCCGATACTCAGCAAGATGTGGTGATACCGGCCGGGACGATTATTCAGACCGAACGCATTAACGGCAAGGTCTACAGTGTGGTGGTGAGCAGTGAAACCGCCATTGCGGCCGGTGTCGCCAGTGGACTGGTACCGGTGAACGCGGCGGAGGTGGGCGGGGCGTTTAATCTGGCTCCCGGCTATTACCGAATTTTGCCGCAAGCGGTACCGGGCATTGAACGCGCCCAAAGCGAGGGCAACTGGTTGACGGTGCCGGGCGCTGATAAAGAGTCAGATGATGATTTTCGCGACAGGTGCCGTAACCAGTTCAATCTGGTTGGCAATTATCACACCGATGCAGTGTACCGCAGCATGATAGCCGGGGTGGTGGGGTTATCCATTGACCGGATTTATTTTTTGCACGATGCGCCGCGCGGGCCGGGTACCGCCAACGCCTATTTACTGCTGGACAGTGGCGAGATATCCCAACCGTTTATTGATGCGGTCAATGACCATATCACCAATCAGGGTCACCACGGCCATGGTGATGATATGCAGTGTATGCCATTGCCGGAAAGCCAGCATGATTTGCGCGTCACGTTGTATATCAATAACAAAGAGAACCTGAGCGCGGATGAACTGACCGGGCTACACAACGGTTGTGAAAACTTGATCCGCTGTGCTTTTCGCCAAAACAGCAATTACAAAGTGCTGAAGACGTGGCCCTATTCCCGTTACTCATTTTCTAATCTGGGGCGGGAGCTGCACAAGGCGTTTCCGCTGATTGAGTCATTGAGTTTTTCACTGACGGACATTGTGAGTGGCCTGAGTGTGCCGCGCCTGAAAAGTTTAACGGTGGTGATTGAGAATGCCTGATTTCATCACTCGCTTAAAAAGCTTGCGTTTGCCCTCTTGGATGGACAAAGGCGAATCAAACAAGTTGCTGCGTGTTTGCCGCCAGTGGTGGCAATGGGTGCATGGCTGGCTGAGTTGGCCGCTTAATCAGTTGGATGCGGCCACTTGCACGGTGCCGTTGCTTAACGTGCTGGCCTATCAGCGGGATATCAGCCGTTTTAACGGTGAGCCGTTGAGCCTGTACCGCAAGCGGGTGCAGTACGCCTTTATTAACGCCGCTGATGCCGGTTCAGTGGCGGGATTTATCGCCATCTTTGAGCGCCTCGGTATTGGGTATGTGGAATTGCTGGAGCGCCAGCCAGACATTGACTGGGACGTGATTCTGGTGCGCGTCAGTGATGGTCAGATAGCCAGTAACAGCGATTTGTTGATGCAGATTATTCGCCAGTACGGCAAAACCTGCCGCCGTTATCGCTTTGAAGTGATCACCGTCTTAGGGCTGCGTATTCGCGCTGGCTGGATGGGCAATGAATATGTGTGTTACAGCGCCAGCAGTGGCGTGGCAACCAGTGCCGCCGCAGCGGCCACCACCTTTACCGCCTCATTAACAGGGAAGAAATGATGTCTCAATCAATTATCACCACCGCTTTTGAGCAGTGGAAAGCGAGCGAAGCCGCAGGCGGTAACACCGTGGTGGTGGATGAATTTGTATTGGCTTTGGTGCCGGGGTTAAATCCGAATACTCCCATCAATCGCAGCGAGGGGTTACCCCCTGCCGGGCAGATTGTTCACCGTCAGGCGGTGAATAAAACCGGGGTGGTTAATCAAAATGCGGTGGTGTATTCGGTCACTATCGGTACCGAAATAGGGGACTTTGATTTTAACTGGATTGGTCTGGTGAATAAAGCCAGCGGCACGGTGGCCATGATTGTTCATGCGCCGACCCAGCGCAAAATTGCCAATGCCAATGGCCAGCAGGGCAATGCCTTAACCCGCAGTTTTTTAATGGAGTATGACGGTGCTGCCAGTGAAACGGGTATCACTGTTCCGGCAGAAACATGGCAGATTGATTTTACCGCCCGGCTTACAGGCATTGATGAGCGGCAACGCCTGATTAACCTTGACCACTACGGCCCCGGTGCATTCTTCGGTAATGGCTTTTTGGTGGCCAAGACCGGCCAGCAATATTACGTGACCGCCGGTAATGCCTACGTGGGCGGGCTGCGGGCTGTGCTGGCGGCAAACAAAAATATTACGGTGTCGGCCAAGCCAGTGAAAGTGTGGGCAGACGTGAGTTTGCAGGGCAATGTGGTCAGTCAGTGGGAAAGCGTGGTATCCGTGAGCGTGGCGACAACACTGGCAGATTATCAGGACAATGCCGGGTTTATGCATCGGGTGTTTGCGGTGGCCAGCATTGATGCGGCGGGTAATATTACCGACCTGCGCCCGCAAGGTTCATTGACTGACGATGCGTTAGCAAAACATGAGAAATCCCGTAATCACCCGGACGGAACGCTGACAGAAAAAGGTTTTGTCAAACTGAGCAGCGCGACAGATAGCAACAGCGAAACATTGGCCGCAACGCCGAAAGCGGTCAAGGCAGTGATGGATAGTGCCAGCAACAGCTTGGAGCTGCATGAGAAATCGCGTAATCACCCGGACGGGACGCTGTTATATAAGGGGTTTGTCCAGTTAACCAGCGCAACGGATAGTACCAGCGAAACACTGGCCGCCACGCCGAAAGCGGTCAAAGTTGCCATGGACTCAGCCGCCGCCCGGCTGGCAAAAGACCGGAACGGCGCGGATATTCCCAATGTGCCACTGTTCCGGCAAAACCTTGCGCTCAAAGGCGCGGCACTGGTTGATATCGGTAAAGTTGCCGGTACCGTCGCAGCGGGTGACGATAGTCGCATTGTGAATGCATTACCCGCTACCGGCGGCACTATGACCGGGCCGCTTGAAATTACAGGAGTACATGCTTTACCCGTTGGGCCAAACGGTTATAAATCTAATATTCTCACCGGCGCAAATGGAGCAATCACTAATTCAGGCGGGACGGGTATTGGTGTAAATGCTGACAAAGGTATTTATTTCTGGAATGACAATACGGGCTATGCAATGAGCCTGACCCCTACCCGCCTTAGCATGAATAGGCCCATTGAAATTTATGGGATTATTGGTACCGGCATATCTATGACAGCAAGTAGTAACGATGCCGCTCTCATCATCGAGGGAAGAGATGATACCGGCCCGCGCTGGCGCATCGGCAATACAATCAAAGGCAATAGAGTAGTAGAGATATATAACGTCGCACTCGGCACGGCGTTGCAAGTTGGCAACACAATAAATGGCTCAGTCCAGTTTGTCGGCCCGTCTTTTTCAAGCGATGGCGATTTATATGCAGGTAAAGGAGCCACAACATACGGTAAAAATGGTGATATCAAAGGCGCAATATGGGGTAACGGGTTGCTATCAACATACATCAACGCGATGCGTAGTACATCATCATTAGCAGCAAATGGGTGGTGTCGCGATCCGGTTTCAAAAATGATTATCCAGTGGTGTACCGGCCCCGCAATTATTCATGAAACGCTGAATGTGGTGACTAAATTCCCGATTCCTTTTCCGGCGGCGTGTTTGATGGCGCATGTGTCCACAAAAAACCCCGCTCAGGATATAAATAGTGATGTGTGGTATCAGGTCGCAAGCTGGGATAACACTGGCGCAACGTGCATATTGCAGCGGCCCGGCGGCGGTACAGCCGGTGCAGCAGTTTACCCGCTATTTATTGCGATTGGTTTTTGACAGGAGGTCACTATGTATTGTTTTTCAGCTACAACCCTGAGTTTTTACCCCAAAGAGTTGCTTGATGTTTATGCAGATGCCGGGACATTACCGAGTGACTTGATCGAGATTGGCGATGATATTTATGCGCAATTTGCAGCGCAACAGCCAGCCGGGAAAATGCGCGGTGCAGATAAAAAAGGTAAGCCGGTATGGGTGAATGTTCCTGCTCCCGTGGTTACGGCTGATGCTGTAGCAGCGACGGCCCGCCGCTATCGTGATGCATTTATTGCTGCAACCGATGCCATGACTATCATTGATTATTCAATTGATGATAAGCCACTGACAGATGCACAACGCAGTGAGTTAATGGCCATTCGTGCCGCTTATCGCGCATGGCCAACACTGACAGACTGGCCATTAATCGAGTTGCCGGAGTTGTCGCAATGGCTTCTGATTGAAGCGGTAAATCAGGGCTATCGGGTGCCGGTCTGGCCAGAGGTGCGGAATGTGGCGTAAAGCAACATTATCTATCCCCGGCAGTATGGCCGCAGTCAATTGCGCCATGCTGCCGGTGCATCCGTGGGTTTATGGCGTAGGCCGTAGCGAGGAATCGGGCAGTTACCTTAGCCCGCAGAACGCCGTGGATCATCTGGCGGGAAAACTGGCAGGCAGCGGTGGCCAGCAGTCGGTGGTGGTATTTATGGTCTGCGCCGCTGACCATCCCACCTTTATGCAGGTGCTCACGCAATTCTCTGCGGTGCTGCCGTTGCCGGTGTTCTCGCAAGTGGCTCGCATGGCCAGCACAGCGGCCACACTGGCCACCACAAAAATGCAGTTACCGGCCAGTGCCGGAAACGGTTTACCGCTGCCGCAGCCGTTATCCACCGCAACCAGCCGCATGGCCATCAATGCGAAGCGTATTGCACAGGCCAAAGATGCCGCCGGGGCGGGGGCTAGCATGGCTGGATTGGGATCGGTGTTATCCGGTTTTGCCAGTGCCAAAGCGGCGGCACTGGCCAGTGTGGAAAATGCGTTAAATGGCTTACTGGCAGGCAGTGCGCAGGCGTGGGTATTTACCGCCAACGGCAGCGCGGCCACGGTGGCCAGCGAAATGAAAAAGAACGTACCGCAGCAGGATGCGGTTTTTACTCTGGCCACGCTGTTTGTCGGAGAGGATTTAACCACGCTGGAGGCGATGATCAATGACACAGATAGTCATGCTGGCACTGGACGGTGAAGCCATCCCGTTAAAGGGGTTGACCGTAACCCCCACCATGCAATTTCAGGAAAAAGACCAGTCCGGGCAGACATCGAGCACCGCCACGGCAGAGCAGGGTATCAAGGCAAAAGAGCTGCGCGTATCCGGGATGGTGCCATTCAGTACCCCGGAGGTATTAACCCGCATTTTTGCACTGGCTGAATCCAAAGACGCTGGCGGCGCACTGAAAAAATACCGGGTGGCCAATCAGGTGGCGCAGGCGATTAATTTCCGGCTGGCCACCTTTACCGGGGCGATTGATGCGCCAAAACAGGATGGCAAAATGGCGTGGCTGGTGACTTTCACCTTGAAAGAATTTTTGAGTGTGTCAGAAAAACGCGAGGCCCGCGCCGGTGGCAAGACCGCCACTAAAAAACAAACGGCAGGCGGTACCGCTGCCGGTGGCAGTGAAGCGGGAGAGGATGCCGATAAATTAAGCTGGTTTGAGCGCAAGGTGTTGAAGCCGGTCAATGATGCTCTGGGGCCAGCCTCATGAAACCGATCCGCAGACTGATGCTGTCCGGCGATACGGTGCCGCTGGTTGATGCCAATCTGGTGCTGGAACTGAACGCCTGCGGGCGCGGCCTTATTACCGCAGAAACCACCACCGATTACACCGGCAAACTGGTGCGGCTGGATGCCGGTTACCCTGAATTAATATTGCGCTGGTTTACAGGTTATGTGGAGCGTTCACAACCGGCAGAGAACGGCGCACAGCGGCTATTTGTGCGGGAGTTAACCGGTGTTTTTGAGCGCATGTGGCCGGTATCAATGCAACACCCGACCCTGCGCCAGTTGGCCGACTGGCTGACTGACAACAGCGGGTTAACGTTCCAGCTTGCCGCCAGTGCTGACTATAACGACAAGCCAATACCGCATTTTACCCATAGCGGCAGCGGTTATCAGTTGTTGGCCAATATCGGCAGCGCCTTTGGTATTGCGGATTATGTCTGGTACCAGTTGCCAGACGGCGCGGTCTATGTGGGCAGTTGGCAACATTCATTATTTGCCGGTAAGCCAGTGGCTATCCCGCCTGAATTTAGCACCGCAGCGGCGGCAGGCAATACCATGACGGTGCCAATGATCCAATCAGTGCGCCCCGGTGTGGAATTGAATGGCCAGCGGTTAACCACCGTTCGGCTGAATAATGATGATTTGGTGTTAACGTGGACGCCGCGCAATAAAACCACCGGCAAGCCGTTGCAGAAAACCCCCATTCAGCGCCAGATTGATAATGCTTACCCGGAGTTATCAGCAGGGTTACATCTGCCGAAAATGGCCCGCGTTGAGGGGCCAAGCGAGGCGGTGACCAGTGGTGATATGGCCGACCCGTTCAGGCCCCGCTATGCGGTGAATCTGCAATTGTTGGATGATGATGGCAAGGCCGCAGCAGATACGCCGGTTTATCCTGCGGTACCGTTACCCCTGCCAATGGCCGGGGCTGAGTCGGGCATGTTCCAGTTCCCCCCGGCAGGTACCTTGGTGGAAGTGGGCTTTACTGGCGGCAGGCCGGATAAGCCATTTGTGCGTCAAACCTTATCACAGGGCAATAACCTGCCCACGGTGCAGCCGGGTGAGCAACTACAGCAACAGCGTGATGGGGTATCGCAGCGGGTGACGGTGGCGGGGGACTGGGAGCGTAAAACCGATCAGGTTATTCGTGAGGAATCCATGAGTCGGGTGATTACGGCTGACGATGAAACCCGCACACTGGTGGCCCGTGAAACTACCGTTCAGGCCACGGATAAAACTACGGTGCTGGGGACGGCCACCTTACTGGCCGGTGCTATCCAGCAGATTAGCGAGGGGGATTACAGTCTGGCCACCCAAGCCAGTTACATGGCCAAAGTGGGTAAAACCTTAACCACCGATGTGGGGCAGGACTTGATAGAGAAGATTGGCAATATCCGCAGCAGCATGGCCGCTGTCCGGCAGGAGGTGATAGCGCCGGTGGTGTGGATTGGTAGCCAGCAGATTAACGTGATGGCGCTCATGCTGGATACGCTGGATGTGGTGAAAGAGCTGGCGCAGTTGACCGCCGCACATACTCATACCAATACCGGTGGCCCGCTCAATGCCGGGAGCATTACCGCCACTGGCACCAAGTCAGACGGACTACGCAGTAAATACTCCCCTGTGATCGGCTAATCGATCTCGCCCAATATGCCCGCCGCGCGCGGGCTTTTTTACGCCCATCTAAAAGCACTGCCAGCGGCCCAACAAACCCCGCGATAAACTCACCACCACACCGCAATGCTCAAAATGGATCACGCCCGCCACGGCCCGCGCACGTAGCGGAACATGCCACGAAAGAAACGTCATCATGACGGAAACGGCACTACACCGCACCCGCCTGCACACTTTGCGTTATAAAGTTTTTTCAGTTTTAAATTCCTACAAAACACCCCGCCAGCCCGCGCCGTGGCTGGTGTTTTGCAGGGTTTTGCCAACTGAAAAGAGTGAAAAGAATTTCAGTGTTTTTCAGTTTTCGGATCTTGGAGTGGATCGCGGGAAAGTATTACTACATTGAATTTAAAGGGGATTGTGTGAATTACGTGGTTTTTACATCATTTAAAAATAGAGCGCGCTGTACCGGCTAATAGTAGTTGAGACCATACAACACGCAGAATTCATGAATAAACCCCAAATAATAAGTGCTGAAATTTATTTGGATGAAACATTTTTTCTTTCATCCCAAGTCTCAAGGATGAATAGTACAAAAGTATGAGCAGAGTTAATTGCCAATCTAGCGTGTCGCGGTTTAATGTTATAAGCATTTCTACCTGCACCATGAGCTGTACTTGCGTGAGTCCTAAGTGCGCCAATTCCATCTACAACAGAGGATAAACCACTCAATATTCTTTTGAGGTCATCATCTTCAACACGTTTAGAATCCATACCTAAGTTTTCACGAACAACTTTCCATACATTTTGCAAGTCTTGCTTGGCTGGCATCTCCAGCTGTTCATCGGTTATAAATATTTTAAATACAGATTCTAAAATGTTACATGCCGCAGAAACAGATTCTTTTGGTTCTTTAAACACATGTTCTAGTGCTCTGTTAAACTCAGCTTCAATTGCCGGAACATTACGACCTCGAATAGCTTCTTGAAGAGATTGCGACGGAGCTGATGAACCATCAGTAATTATTCCTCCAACAAGATAGCGGTAACCATATTTTGCCAGCATCTTTTCAATTTTTTGCTTGAACTCAAATTTCTTGTTTTCTATCTTTTCGCCAAAAAATGAAATAGTTTCATTTTCTGCATCTTCTGCCTCCATATAATTTTCTATAAGTTTCCCTAAAACGACAAAAGGCTCGGGGCTTTCTTTATTAATACGCCTTAACCACTCTAATGCCTTTGTCGCTTTCGAACCATCGGGTGGTTCTCCCGGTGCGTCAGCGTACGCAAACAAGTTATTTAAGCTTGCATGGACTTCAGCGTTTGAGATGTAGTCTGCAACTATAGAAATGAGAGGTTGAGGTATTTGATCCTGCATCGCTTTGTCATCCAGATTAAGTTTTAACTGTAACCAATAGATTCTATTCTTACGTAGTCTTGTTTTTGACTATAAAAAGCGGTGTAAGAATAAGTTAAATACAAAGATTCTTCATCTCAAAACGAGTAACTGGTTGATGAAATTCAAATTTTGCCGCCATCCCATCGCCAATGGCGAGGCAAAGTGGTCGTAAGGTATTGATAGTTAAGGACTCAAATTCCAGACAAGAAAAAACCCGATTAGTCTTGAACCTAAGAAGGCGGGACTATCGGGCTCCTCAATATGGGGACATCAAAGAAAAGCAGTGGCATTAAATCAGACCCCAGTCTAGTCAGAAAGTTCTAGGGAAATGAAAAAAGGTTAAAATAATATTTAGCTTTGTCTTGAATGTCTCTTTTAGAGCATTAGCCTAATATTCCCGGCCAGATGATGACGATTAACGAGCCAGCTAATGTCAGTAACACGTTCGCAATGGCATAAGTACCGGCATAGCCTAGTGCGGGGATGTTACTGCGAGCAGTATCACTGATGATATCCATGGCCGGTGCGCAGGTACGCGCGCCCATGATAGCGCCGAAAAGCAGGGCACGGTTCATGCGCAATACATAAGCGCCGAAGATAAAACAGATAACCACTGGCACTAAACTCACAATCAAGCCGGAAATCAGCATTTGCCCGCCCACGGCCCCCAGGCTGCTATTAATACCGCCACCGGCGCTTAACCCGACGCCCGCCATAAAGACCATTAAGCCGAACTCTTTCACCATATTGAGCGCCCCTTGCGGGATATAGCCGAAAGTCGGGTGGTTAGCACGTAAGAAGCCTAGCATGATGCCCGCCATTAACAGGCCGGCGGCATTACCAATACCAAAGCTGAAGTTACTGAATTGGAAGGTAATCAGGCCAATCATTAATCCCAAAATAAAGAAAGCGCAGAATGCCAGCAGATCGGTGACCTGACTATGAATGGAGATAAAGCCAATTTTTTCTGCCACGCTTTTGACGCGCCGTGCATCACCACTGACTTGCAATACATCGCCTTTATTCAACACCACATTGTCATCAATCGGCATTTCAATCTGGCTGCGGATCACGCGGTTAAGGAAACAGCCGTGGTCGGTCAGTTTTAAATGGCTGAGGCGTTTGCCGACGGCATTGCTGTTTTTGACCACAATCTCTTCGGTGACAATGCGCATGTCCAGCAAGTCACGGTCGAACACTTCTTTCCCATTACGAAAACTGGGGTCAAGGCGGGAATGGGCATCTGGATAGCCGACCAGCGAGATCTCATCGCCAACTTGCAGTACCGCGTCACCATCTGGGTTCGCCAAGATGCCGTTGCGGCGAATACGCTCGATATAGCAGCCAGTTTGGCGATAAATCCCTAATTCACGGAGATTTTTACCATCGGCCCACGCCACTAATTCCGGGCCAACTCGATAGGCGCGGATCACCGGCAAATAGACTTTGCGCTGGCTGTCAGTATCGAGGCCGCGCTCACGGGCAATTTGTTGGGCACTGGTCGGCAAGTCTTGGTGTTGAAGTTTGGGTAAATATCGCGCCCCTAAAATCAAGCTGACCAGCCCGATAAGATAGGTCAGGGCGTAACCCAGGCTGAGGTTATCTTGGGCGTGTTGCAGCGCCGGGTTATTGGCGATGGTATGGCGCAGGGTATCGCCAGCCCCCACCAACACGGGCGTAGAGGTCATGGAGCCAGCCAGCATCCCGGCCGTCAGACCAATGTCCCAGCCAAATAACTTGCCCAGCCCCAGTGCCAGCACCATCGCGCTGCTCACCATGACCAAAGCCAGCATCAGGTAGTTTTTGCCGTCACGGAAGAAAATAGAGAAAAAGTTTGGGCCAGCTTCGACACCGACACAAAAAATAAACAGCATAAAGCCCAGATTCAGGGCTTCGGTATTGATGGTAAAGTGCTGCTGCCCAAGCAACAGTGAGACCACCAACACCCCAATAGCGTTACCTAATTGAATCGGCCCTAATCGCAGTTTACCCAGGCATAATCCCAGCGCTAAAACCACGAATAACAGCAAGATGTAGTTGCCGTTTAACAAATTTGCGACGTTTATATTCAC